ATCTTTAGGGAGGAGAAGAACATCAGTATCCGCCGTCCACGAGGACTTACGAACACCCCCATTAGTCCGCAACCAGCCATTGGAGATATAGAAGAAGCTGATGTTCTCCGCCGATGTTGGAATAGGCCGGATAAACAGCCTGTTATTATTCCCATCAGTCCTGACCTGAAAGCGGTCATTGACAGTCGTTGTAAGCAGCCCGGATAGATCAGCCTGCCATCTCTCATCCGACAAGGGACCAGACATCTTCTCCGTGTTCGACGTATTCCATTCCGTGTTATGAATGAACTGTCCGAAGTCCGAAGGAAGGGAATAGGACTCCGCCGAGGATGCGGTTGTCAGAGTATTCCGCTTGACAAGAATACGCCAGTTCTTCTTGGCTAAGAGTTGACCCGTCCTATTGGCTAATTGGAGAGCCTGTACTACCGTCTGATTGGTATTCCCTACAACCGTAGTTACAGTAGGGAACCCAATCTCAGGCAGTACAGCATTAATCGTCTGTAGAAGCGTTGACATTCTTTCTCGGGCGTCCTGGTTTCTTAGGCTCCTTAACCGACTTAATCTCCTGTATCTCCTCCATTAGAGCCTCAATCTGGGCCGCTTGTTTCTCGATGGTTTCGCGCATCTTCTTTATATGATTGGCGTCTTTATTAGAAGCCAACCAGTCACGAACCTGATACTTGAAGTTCTGTAGATATGCCCTTGAAAGCCGATCATCTGGAGTTTCTACCAACTGTTCAGCAGTAAGGATTCTCTCAGCCTTACAAGAGGAGATATTAGCGGGTGTGGCAAATGGCACAAGGTTAATCGGAGTGCCTTCCTCCGGCATCTCTTCACCTTTCTGAAATGCCTGCCACCTATCTGCAAATCGCTTTTTATCCGATTCTGAAACCTTCCTGACTATTTCAGAGTTCTTTGACATCCATATGCGAATATAGGCAACATTCACATATTTCCCGTCCTCATCCTTCTCTGCCTCCCAATAGAATGTGACAGGCAATCCCTTATCCAAGTCAACACCAGAACGTTCAGCGTTGTAAGCAGCGATATCAAAAACCATTCTTAGCTCTCCTCACCATTTCTACCGGATCTCTACCGATCATATGATTTACGTTTAACAAAGTTTGATGCCATTCATAAGAGTAATGACAGTCCTGGTAATGGGCGAATCCAGGAGCGCCGAGTGTGTAATGGACGTTCTTCACATGAGCCTCCATTGCATACTCCCCACATAGATGATTCCACTCTCTAGGGACATCACCAATATGTTCGTCGTTCAGCCATGAGAACCTATGAAGAATCTTTCCTCCAGCGGAAGAGACGTAATCCCTCGTGAGAATCCTGTTCTTAGGATGTCCACAATTCCATAGGATGAGAGACGACCAGTTCTTTCTCGGATAGCTTTCATTAGGAGACTCTATTGGAGTCCCTACGAACTTGATATTCCGCGTCGTCTCGTAATCATGCTTGACCACCATGACCGCATATTTGTCATCCCGTAGATCCCACAATTCCTTGAGATCACCGACGAACAACATATCCGAGTCACAGTAAACGGCCCATCCGTCGAACTTCATCAACTCAGGGACTAGGAACCTTGAATAGATGAAGGCATTAGTCCCATCCTGCTGACCATCAAATCCATTCAACTGCGGAGCATGTAGAGCAGTAACGGATACTGGCTCAGTCGTTGCGTCCAGAAGAGACTGATTCAGAACGTGGTAGACAGCGGATTCCCTTGGATCGTAACCAACGAATAGAGGTATCACGGCTCGTACTTCCATGATTTCTCATTCGGCATGTCCCAATCGACTCTAGGGACATACTTCATGTCAATCCGCACCATCTTAATCAGATAGCCCCCCTTTGCCCGATCTACTTTGGGTAGAACGGTATAAGGGAGATTCAGCTCTCCAAGGACTGTCTGCGCGCCAACCCTTTCCTTGCAACCGAAGTAGTAATCATCCATGAAGATGACACCATTGGTCTTTACCAACCGGAAGGCATTCAGGATGTCGGATTTGATGGTAGCATAGGAATGACCACCGTCCAGAAAGGCCATATCCACAAAAGGCTTCTCGCCCTTCTTATACTCTTTAAGAGTATGGCGCGTATTGCCCTTCACGAGCTCAACGTCAAACCCTTTCAGAGTCTCGAGAACTTCATCCTCTGTAAAATGCTTCTTGACGTTGTTCTCTATCTCGTCAAGACCTTCGGAAACGTCATCGAATACATCGAATCCAATGTACTTCTTGACACCAAGGTTCAGAAGTTTTTTGGCATTCAGGCCATTCCATGTGCCTGTCTCCAAGACTACTTCCGGCTTGTTTTCCTCTACATAACTATAGAGATGATCGTATCGGCTCATTTTGCTCCTCCAGCTTCAACTTACGATTCCCCTTGTGGTGAACCATGTAGTTCCCCAAAACGGAGTTTTCCAAGACGTTATCGACCCCCCTTCCGTGAGGGGTCATGTTGTAACCACCACCATTCCTCGCGTAATCGAAGGCGTGGCAATCAGTCCAGAACGGGAGATTGAATATCTGATTCCCGACGTAACAATCCTTATATCGGTTCAGAAACTCCCTGAACTCAGGATGCTCGCGGTTGAATCCGATAATCCCCGTCTCCGTGTAGGTATCTCTACCTAGAAAGGATACGAAAGAACGACTTGCAATATCCTCAAGTAGCTCTTCCGGGGGAGTGGAAATCAACTCCACATCAGCGTCTAGCCAAAAGAATTGCTCATGCTCTTCTAAAGCAAGCATCTGAGCGAATACCTTGTGGCAGAATCGCTTAACGTCATACATATAGTTGGGAGGTTTTGGCACAATGAGACTCAAGAACTGATCTCGATATGTGCTAGTAAGAGGCCGGAACTCGACCCCAGGCACCAGGGCGGGAGGAGCGGAACCCTCGTGGTACGCTAGGATCGAGCCCGGCCAAGACTTAACCCAACTCGATATACAATGACTTGCGTAAACGTCCCAACCCCAAGGAGGGAATGTGGTTACAGCAAGCATTCGGGCGCTCCTTCCCTATATCGCTCTTTGATGATGTGCTGTATCAGACCTTCACCATATCCCTTCACTACAAAGGGATCGTCTTTCTGATACATGGACTTCAACAAGTTCTGAAACTCATCTGCCTGACTTGCAAAGGCTGGGTCGGCAAGGAAACGTTTCCCCTTTACAACTAGAGGGACTGCTTTCTCTGACCCGTCAGGTTTCTTGCTATCGTATATCTCCCCATTCACCTTACGCATCTTCCCAGATAGGCAAGAGTCGTAACCGAATAGGTGCATTACCCTAAATCCCATAGCGAAGGCTAGAACCATCGCTCTCAACCCAGATGTGGAACCACCGGGGATTTGATAATGCCTGTAGATGGGAGAATCAGGCTCTCTAGCCCACTGACTCAGATTGTCAGTTGCGAGATGCCAGATGATGACTTCCTCGCCCCTTTTAATCAGTGCATCGAATAGAGTCGGATGACACTGAGAAGCGATGAAGTATTTGCAGGCTTTGGCCTTTAGTAGAAAATTCTCTTTGTGAATCTTCTCTAAAGGATCGACCGCTAAACCAAAATCAGGCTGAATCTTATTCTGCAACAAGAAATCATGTCCGCCCTTGATACCGAAGAATACATACTTCGGATTCTTCCGCATGGACTTCAGCTTGTTTATCTGAGTCCTAACGGATGGACCGGAGCCCACTAGAACAGCCTCGAGATTATGAGGTGTGCTAGTAGGAACGAAATACTTTAACCCTAGTCCAGTGCAATACTCCACATGCTTCCGAATAGTCGGATAATCCGCGACACATCGGGCGTGGATCTTCAATGGGGCTAGGTTTTTAGGAATACCACCTTCCACTTTTGCTCCTGCAAAAGAAAGCCCCCTCCGAAGAGGGGGCAAAGTTAAGGCCCGTTAAGCGGGCTCGTGATCAATTATAATATCGTGGAACACAGCCGCAGGAGTGGAAGCTGCCGAGGCCGAGGTAAGAATCCTCAACCCGTCCAAACGTCCCAACGACACCGTAGCATCGTCTACCACACCACCAGTAGCGGTCGTGTAGAGAGGAACGTTCGGCTGACAGCCAGCCGCAACCGCGAGGACTGCATCTTTACGAGCCGCTGTGTAGAACCAACCAAACTGATTGGCTGCAACCGACGTTTGCGCTACAGCGAAATAACCCGCAGCGGTTCGAGCGGTTCCGGTAGATACAAGCGTGGCAACACAAGAGGTCGTTGCGCCTGCGGACGAAGGAGCAATCTTAACGAGCTTACCAACAGTCGTCGCAGCAGCCGCTTTCGCGTACACCGCCCGACCATCCTGCGTGGCAACCTCAACACCCTCGTCATACTGAGCGGAGGCGTCGTTTGCGTCCAGATTGATACCAAGTTGTCCAAGGGCGCTATCTGCTGAACCAGCCATTATGCTACCTCCTTAGACCAACACGCCCTGAACCGAGGCATTACTCATAGTGAGATTGCCGGCCCAGAGCAGGGGAACAACAGTGGCATCCTGGTTCAGAGCAACCTTCTGATCCATCGGAACCATGTTCGTGCCGGAATGAACCGACCAGAAAATGTAATCCGTGTTCAGGAAGTAGCCCCTATTCGTAGAGATACCACCACCATGATCGAGTGCACTACCCGTAGCACCACCACCATCATAGATGACAGGAACACCACGGAACTCAAGGTTTGTAAAACCCTTAACCGCAGTATCCGCAGTCGTCACACGCTGAATGGTCTGGAGATCGGCCCAGAACGTATCATAAAGCGTGGCACCTAGAACGATGATGTCAGGCGTGTCATTGCCTCGAGCACATGCAACCCAAAGGGCGCGCATGTCACCACGAAGCTCGGTAGCGGACGTACCATCCGTAACCGTGACAGTCTGATTCTGCCAAAACGCGAAGTTAGCTCGGTTAATGCCGCCAACAGTTCCAGTCGTCGGTGAATCAGCCACCTGCGCCTGCAAACCGTCGATCTGACGACCACCAGAACCCGTACCATCCGAATAGATGCCGACGGAAATCTGATTAGCCATCGTTTTTTCAGCATTGCGAATACGCGAAGCGACTAGGCGAATACTCGCTGCGTCACCCGCGTTCTGAATGCGATTCTCGAGCCCTGACCAGGACACGTTCACCGCAGCTTGTTTCCAGTTATACTCCGCAGCCGAAAAGACATCACTAGGCGAGATATTCAGCGTCTCATAACCGCTGTAATACTGGAACGTAGCGTTTTCAGCATACTCCAGCTCTCGCACGATAGTCCGACCACCGCTAACCAAATCAATGTTACCCTTCATATTCAGCTTGCTGAGAAGGGCATTCGATTTGGAAACGTTGTCGGCTAGTTCGCCTTGCCGGTCACGGAGGGTCGTAGTAACACAAAATGTTCAATCTAGTTCGCTAAACTAGACCCGGCCACAATAGGTATATATACTTATTGTGGACCCGCTGCATGTTGCCATGCAGTTCAGACTATATCTTCAACTTCAACAAGTTGTCCCGCGCTTCCGCCCGCTTGGGCGTACTCCACCACAGGTATATACCTGCTTGGATAGTCGTTGAACTTTGATTAGGAGTTGTGGTATACTGCTCTTATGAATAACACAACAAATCTAATCCTTAGCTGCTGATTGTCCCATAAGGAGTTTCCAGCAATTCACGGGATTACGAGCCTGTTTTTACCTAAGCTCACTAAGATTAGGACTTGCCATTTAGCCTCCAGACATATTTTCCAAAGTTACTTTGAGCCTATCTTCCCAACTCTTAGCAGGTTTCGTTCCTGAGTTTCCGTCAACGTTTCGCGGAGGAAGAACATCAGATGCTTTCTTAGCTTTCTCGGCTTTTTGTTTCCGTTTAGCTTCGAGCTCATCCTTGGCTTTCTTTTCCGAGGCTTTCAGTTGTTCCTGTCTGTACTCTGGCAATGTCCACAAGACTTCCTTGTAAGCATCTTCCAGGGTCTTTCCATTCGCAACTAATGGGGCCATGAGTGTTTTCACTTGCTCGAAATGGGGGTACTTGGGAGTACCATCGTCATTCTTCGCAGAAGTGAACTCATCCAGTTGACGTTTAGCAGTAGATTCCTGCTCGTCGGGTCGTTGCTCAATTTTTGCTAGTTGCCGTTTTGTTTCTTCCAATTCGGCTCGTAGCGCCCTAATGGAGGGGTCAACGGTTTCATCTTCAAAGAACTGATCCGCTGTCAAACCCGCTGTAGAAATGAGGTTCTTCAGTGTACTGACGGGATCTTGCTGATAGGCGAAATAGGCTTGCAGGGCGTTAGCCACATGCGGCTCTATGTCAATACCTCTCGTGCGCAAGGCGTCTGAGTACGGCTTTAAAACATCATCCAGCTTTTCGTATCGCTTCCGGGTTTCGGATAAGGATTGTGTCTCTTTCGTCAAATGAGACTCTACGTCCTTATGCCGATCCAAAAGGATCTTCTGGGCTTCTAACGGAAGGCTCTTGAACGAATCTTTCCATTCATCCTTCCACTTCTCAGGCGGCTCAAGGGCATCTTGCGATTCTTGTTCCGTCCCGGCCTCTAGTTCAGCTTCTTCCGAAACTTCGTCAGAGGTTACGTCTCCATCCTCAGTAAGAGGGGTTGAATCCGTCGATTCAGTCTCTCCACTAAGGGCAGACAAATTCCTTGTTAATGCTTCTTCTAACGACTCTGTAGGCGTTGAAGATTCTTCACTATGCTCTCGCATACGCGCTCCTCGTGCTTCCTTTCACTAATGAGATTCGGGTTATCAGGAGACTTACCGCCATACTTGGTGAAGTAAGCCTTCTCATTACCCACTTCCACAAGATTGTTCCGTCTAAGAAACGCCTTGTGTTGAGATCGCGAGGTAATCCATTTACCCTGCATATCTCCGGTAATAGCTTGATAGGGTTGTATATCCCCAAAAACAAAAGGCCCTTTACGGGCCTCAGTAACAGACGTATATTCGTCAGCGGGAACGAGTTCAGGTCCGTTCTCTGTTCTTATCTGAATCCATCGTTTTCGCACGTGCTACCTCTCTTTGAACTTCCGCCATTTGACGAGCCTGTTCCAACTCCTGCTCGTGTTTCTGCTGATCCTGAACCATCTCCTGCATGTGCTCTTGCTGATCCTGTCTCAATTCCTGTGCGGCTTTCTGCTGATCCATCTGCATTTCAGCAACAAGTTTCTTCATCTCCATCATCATCTCTTGCTGCTTCATCTGCATTTCGGCCTGCTTCTCAGCCATCTTCATTTGAGATTCTTGCTGCTTAGCCTGCATTTCCATCTGCATCTTT